CGTGCTGCTGAGATCACAAGAGATGAGGTTAAGTTCCAGAAGTTTGTCGCAAGATTGCGTAAGAGATTCTCTGAATTGTTCATGGATCTTCTCAAAACTCAATTGGTTCTAAAGGGTATTATTACTCTTGAGGATTGGGAAGATATGAAGGAGCATATCCAATTCGATTACATTGCTGATAACTATTTCTCTGAATTAAAAGACATTGAAATCCGCAATGAAAGGATGAATGAAGTTGCTCAGATGGATCCTTACGTTGGTAAGTACTTCTCTGCTGAGTATATCAGGAAGCAAATTCTTAAACAAACTGATGTTGAGGTTAAAGAAATCGACAAACAGATTGAGAAAGAAATTAATGACGGAACTATCATGGATCCCCAAGCAATGCAAGCAATTGAAATGGGGATAGGTGAAGAAGATCCTGCTGCTGCAGGACAACTACCTCCCGCAGAAGGGGGAGGAACCCCCGACCCAAAAGGTCAAATTGACGCTGCAGATCAACGCAGGGGAGAAATCTGATAAATAAATATTAAAGTGGGAATTATTATGCCAAGCGAAATCGCACATACTATAGTAAATCATGTCTTTAGTGATGAGAAAGCTAAAGCTATTGACGCAATGAATGATGCTTTAAGTGCATCTGCATATGATGCTATTCAACAACAAAAGGTTGAGTTTGCAAAAATGCATGGATTTAATCCAGATGACACGGCACAAGATGTGGCTGACGAAATTGCTGACAATCAACCACCTGCAGGTGATGTTCAGGATGTAGACTTTCAAGGTCGCAAACCTGAAGATGCTCCAGCAGATGAAATGGCAGATGAAGTCCCCGATCCACTACCACCTAACACAGCAGTAGTAGATTCAATAGAACCTATAGAGGAACCAGAAAATGAGACTAATAGCTGAACAAATCACCAAAGCAGAATTCATTCTAGAAGACCGTAAAGGTGGTGGAAAGAACTATTTCATTGAAGGTGTATTTCTCCAAGCGGAATTGAAGAATAAGAATGGTCGTATGTACCCATTCAAAACTCTTCAAAGGGAAGTGGCTAAATATGATGAGAACTTTATTACTAAAGGGCGTGCATTGGGTGAGTTAGGTCATCCCGAAGGTCCATCTATCAACCTTGATAGAGTATCTCATAAGATCGAAAGTCTTAGAGAAGATGGTAATAACTTCATCGGTAGAGCAAAGATACTTGATACTCCAAATGGAAAGATTGCAAAATCTCTTCTTGATGAGGGTGTAAGTCTCGGAGTTTCTTCTAGAGGTATGGGTTCACTTCGCAAAGAAGATGGATGTAATATCGTAGAAGATGACTTTATGCTTGCCACTGCTGCTGATATAGTTGCAGATCCTTCAGCTCCAGATGCTTTTGTTGATGGAATTATGGAAGGAAAAGAATGGGTTTGGGACAATGGAATCATAAAAGAATCTGCTGTTGCTCAAATCAAACAAGAAATTGACCAAGCAACTCTTAGAAACTTACAGGAAAGAAAAATTTCCGCGTTCAACAAGTTTTTAAGAAGTTTGTAATTTATAAATAAACATAGACAACGTAAAAGTTAACGGAGTTAATTCAAATGGCTGAGACCCTCGACAAAAATCTAGATAACATGGAAGAAGTGACCGAAGGTTCTAATCCAGTTACTAAAAACGCTAAACCTGGCGAATCTATTGACACCTCTAAAGGTGGTGGCAAGAAGGTTATTGCAGTAACTACCGACTCTTTCGAGGGTGCGGCTGGAACTAAGAACGCTGGAGCAAGTGCTTCTGGTGACGTAAGTGTAGAAAAGGATAAGTCTTTAAAGACGAAGCCTTCGGATGCATCTAGTAAACAGGAGGAGGTTGAAGCCGATGGCGAAACGATCCAAGAAGAAACCCCTGAAACCAACTACGACTTTAGTGAAGACGTTGACGCTCTTGTCGCTGGTGAAGAACTCACAGAAGAGTTCCGAGCAAAAGCAGTGACAATCTTCGAGGCGGCTGTTACTTCACGTGTTAATAGCGAAGTTAAAGTCGTACAGGAAGCGTTGGAAGAATCTCTCAATGAAGAAGTTGAGAAGATCAAAACAGAATTGGCAGAAAAAGTCGATGACTACCTATCTTATGCTGCTAAAACCTGGATGGAGGAGAATTCTCTACAGGTTGAGCACGGAATTAAGACTGAGATGGCAGAGTCATTCTTTAACGGCCTAAAAGAACTCTTCGTAGAACACAACTTTAGTGTTCCCGAAGAAAAATTCAACCTGCTCGATGGAATGGCAGGTGAGCTTGATGAGATGGAGAAAAAACTCAATGAGCAAATCGACACTAATGTATCTTTGAATAAGAGAATTGGTGACTTTAGTAAAATGGAAATTGTGAACGAATGCGCTGCAGGACTTGCTGAAACCCAAAAGGATAAGCTTGCTAAACTTGCAGAGGGAGTTGAGTTTGAGAATGAAGCAGACTATCGTAAGAAAGTCGAAACTATCAAGGAATCATATTTCACTAGGAAGGCCGAAGTTGCAGAATCTGTAACGGAACCCACCGAAGAAAGTTCTGAGCCATTGGTAGAAAGCAACGAGTCAGGATCTATGTCGAAGTACGTAGATGCCCTAGCACGTTGGTCCAAATAATTAAAAACAACTACTTTTTTTAAGTCAAAATGACATTACAACAACTTACAGAAAAGTGGGCTCCCGTTTTGAATCACGATTCAGTTCCTGAAATCAAAGATTCATATAAAAAAGGCGTAGTCGCACAACTTCTAGAGAACCAAGAATTAGCAATCAAAGAAGAATCAAACGTTCTTTCTGAGACCCTACAAACAACTGGTTACACAACAGGCGATACTGGAACAGGTCCAGTCGCTGGTTTCGACCCCGTATTGATCAGTCTTATTAGACGTTCAATGCCTCAACTAATTGCATATGATGTTGCTGGCGTTCAGCCAATGACAGGTCCAACAGGACTTATCTTTGCAATGAGATCATTCTACGGCACAGAGCGTAGACCTGCTAATAGTGACTTCAGAGAAGCATTATTCAACGAGCCAAACGCTGGTTTCTCTGGTGGTCCTGGCAACCGTCTTGCTGACTATGATCCAACTGCATCATCTTCTGCTATCAACGATGCTGAAGGTGCTAACCCTGGACTTCTTAACGACTCCCCTGCTGGAGACTACGAAGTAACTGGTGATGCTACTGGAATGGCAACAGCAACTGCTGAAGCTTTGGATGACTCTAGTGCTGCTACAGCATTCAGAGAGATGGGTTTCTCAATCGAGAAAGTAACTGTTACTGCGAAGTCACGTGCTTTAAAGGCAGAGTACTCAATCGAGATGGCTCAAGACCTTAAGGCGATTCATGGATTGGATGCAGAGCAAGAGCTTGCTAACATCCTTTCTACCGAGATCCTTGCTGAAATCAACAGGGAAGTCGTTAGAACAATCTATACGAACGCTGTTAAAGGTGCTATCGCTAATACTGCTACTGACGGTATCTTCGACTTAGACGTTGACTCTAATGGTAGATGGTCTGTTGAGAAATTCAAAGGACTTCTATTCCAAATAGAAAGAGATTCAAACGCTATCGGACAAGAAACTCGTCGCGGGAAGGGCAACATCCTAATCTGTTCTGCAGACGTTGCTTCAGCTCTCGGAATGGCTGGCGTTCTTGACTATGCTCCTGCTCTTAATGGTAACAACAGTTTGACTGGTGTAGATGATACATCTTCAACAATGGTTGGTACTCTTAACGGACGCATCAAGGTTTACGTTGATCCTTATTCATCTAACGTTGCTGACAAGCACTTCTACGTTGCTGGATACAAAGGAACTTCTCCTTATGATGCTGGACTGTTCTATTGCCCATATGTTCCATTGCAGCAAGTCAGAGCAATCAACCCTAACACCTTCCAACCAAAAATCGGGTTTAAGACTCGTTACGGTATGGTTTCAAACCCATTCTCAGGTGGTCTTACTCAGGGATCTGGTGCTCTTACAGCCAATGCTAACAAGTACTACAGAAGAGTACAAGTTGCTAACCTCATGTAATTTGAGATTAACACATAACTTAAAGAGACCCATAAGGGTCTCTTTTTTTGTCTAAATAGATTAGTTTTGCAAAGAAATAATGACAAGTTTGATTGATCCAAAAAAATACAGCGAAGCGGTTGACCTATTAAGGTCATTTTTTTTGTCTAAAAACTTTTTGGAAGTTCATACTCAGAACAGACTGAGTATCCTTGCTGCCTGTGAAGATCCAGAAACAGTAGCAACCTATAACTATGGTGGTAATATTTGGCCACTACCACAGACAGGTCAGATGTGGCTTGAATATGAATTACTTTCTAACCCCAAAGCAGAGGGGTTTTTCTGTGTCTCAACTTCGTATAGGGCAGAACCAAATCCTGTAGAAGGAAGGCATGAAACTATCTTCCCCATGTTTGAATTTGAAATGAAGGGAGGTGTCAGTGAACTTAAAGATATGGAAATTGATTTATGTCGTTGGTTAGGGGTACCACTAGATGATGGTTCCATACAAACTTATGATGATTGGACTAATCAATTCAACACTAAAGAGTTAGACCATGAACATGAGAAACAAATTGGTCGTGGTATGATTACTGACTTCCCTGAGTGGACATCACCTTTCTGGAATATGGCAAGGAATGATGACGGCACTAGTAAAAAGATTGATGTTATTCTAGGAGGAATGGAGACAATAGGTTCTGCAGAACGCAGTACCGACAAAGATCAAATGCGTGATACCTTTTACACTATATCAGATGGCAAGTATGCTCAACTGATTATTGATCTGTTTGGTAGAAGTAGAGTAGAGAAAGAACTAGAAGACTTTCTATCCTTTGACTTCTTCCCAAGATCAGGTGGAGGCATTGGTATGACTCGCATAATCTCGGCACTTTCATAGTGCCTCAATCTAGGGTGGCGAAACTGGTAAACGCGACACGCTGTTTCCGTGTTGACTTTTAGTCTTGGTGGTTCGACTCCATCCCCTAGAGTTACTATATATCAAAGCTAAATACTATTGTTAAGTATTTGACTTCATGGCTAGCACAGCTAACAACTGGTATCAAGACCAATTAACAAATAAAAACTTTCTGTCTCCTATAGGTTTTGTTTTCTTATTGAAGAAGGCAAGTAAGACTTCTTTCTTGTGCCAGAAAGCAACTGTACCTACAATATCAATCGGTGAAGTTCCAATACCTACTCCTGGTATGGTTCCAATTCCTATTGAAGGGAACATGGTTTATGGTGATTTGGAAGTTGAGTTTATTGTAGATGAAGATTTAAGAAACTATATGGAGATCCATAACTGGATGAGAGCATTAGGAACTCCTCAAAATTATGGAGAAAGAAAAGCATGGGAACAGAAATGGAAAATGTCTGAGAGAGATGATCCAAGATTTTCAGATGCAACACTTCAGATATTGAATAATAATAACTTAGCAAATTTTGATATTCTGTTTAGATCGCTATACCCAACTGCATTGAGTGGGTTACCATTTGATGTTACTGGAAATGATAATACATATTTAACTGCATCAGCAACGTTTAAATATATGTTGTTTGAAGTAAGAAACGTTAGTTCATTAACAAGAAGATGATTATTAAAAAATTAAATCAAATTAAAGAATGGGATAAGAAGTGGGCAAAAAAGATACAGGACAAGTTTAACTTGACTGATTATCAAATGCTTTGTCTAGCATTCGCTAAGGGGTTTGTTATAGGGGCAATACTGCTCTAGTTGACAAAACTCGTAAATAGTGCTAGAGTTCATATACCTGTGGGTAGTTTCAAATGGCAGAGCAAGAAGAATCCAATTGGCGAGAGGAGATGAAAGCCTACACCACTAGCAAGTATGAGTTAGAACTGCTTGAGAATGGTCCTAGGAGTTTATCTCAGTCATGGATGATGGGTGCATTACATAATAAATGGAAGAAGATAAAAGGTATTAAAGAACCTGAACCACCTAATGTACAATCATCACTAAAGGAATTTTTTAACAAAACTAAAGACCAAGGCATATAATGAATCTTGAACAGCTCCAAGAGCAGTGGAAGAAAGACAGTGTAATTGATACTGATCTCTACTGTGAAGAGTCTATTAGAATACCTCAATTACATATGAGGTATATGGAATCTTATAATACGTTTGCTCTGATGAAGAAAGAACGTGAAAGTGAAATGAAAGGATTAGTTAAAGAGAAATGGATATATTATAAAGGTAAAGCACCTGCTACAGTATATAAAGAACTACCTTTTGATTTAAAATTAACAGATAAAAAAGAATTAGAAATGTTTATTGGTGCTGATGAAGAGGTCAGAAAACTTCAGTATAAAATAGACTACATAGATCAGGTCTTATATTTTCTTGACAGCGTTTTACGGATGTTGAATAACCGTAACTTTCAAATTAAAAATGCAATAGACTGGGAAAAATTTAAAAATGGTTTGTGATGAGGTACGGGTCTCCCTATAGGATAATTAATTTTGATTCACGAGGATTACAAAAGATTAATCGTGCAATTAATAATAATAAAATGGAGTGGGAAACTGGTGTAGTACCCGAAGCAAAAGGTAGAGTTTTAAGAAAGTCTGAGGTAACTTGGATTAATGATGAGAGTGTTAATAATATATTATTAGAAGCATGTGACTATTGTAATAATGGTAATTGGGGTTTAGATATAGAAGGAGTTGAACCTGTTCAGTTTGGTATATATCCTGAAGGTGGTTTCTATGACTGGCATGTAGATCAACATAATGCCAGATTAAATCAAGTAAGAAAAATAAGCATGTCTCTTTTCCTCAATGAGGATTATGAAGGAGGGGAGTTTGATTTGGAGCTATATAAACCAGGGACAGATCCTAGATTTGAAAGTTTTAAACTTGAAAAGGGGTCTGCTATTTTTTTCCAAGCAGATCAATGGCATAGAGTACGTCCCGTCACCTCTGGTGTAAGAAAATCAATTGTAGCATGGTTTTATGGACCTCCTTATTCGTAAGAAGAATGAAGTTTATTTAAAAGTTGAAGCAGAACCTCATATCAATTATGAACTAGCAGACTTCTTTACCTTTGAGGTAGAGTCTGCAAAGTATATGCAGAAGCAACGTCGTTGGAAAGGGTGGGATGGAAAGATACGTTTATACTCCCCTGCCACTGGAGAAATATATTGTGGTTTAGTCAGTTATCTAACTGATTGGGCAAAGGAGAAAGGATATAATTATAAGTTTGAAGAAGATGAAAACTTTGGAAACCCTATTGAGGAGAACTCTCTGATAACTCCTGAAGGGGTGGGTCAGTTCGTAAAAGCTTTATCTCTTCCTGTAAAGATGAGGGACTACCAATACCGAGCAGTATACGAATGCCTACGATACAACAGACGACTCCTATTGTCCCCAACTGCAAGCGGGAAATCCTTGATGATTTATTCATTGGTACGTTTTCATGTAAATGTTAATAGGAAAGTCTTAATCGTAGTTCCTACCACTTCTTTGGTGGAGCAGATGTATAAAGACTTTGAGGAATATGGATGGATGGCATCCAAACACTGCCACAAAATATATGGAGGGCAGGAAAAATACACTAATCATGATGTGGTAATTTCCACTTGGCAATCTATCTACAAGGAACCGAACAAGTTTTTTTCTAGGTTCGATGTTGTGATAGGTGACGAGGCTCACCTTTTCAAAGCTAAGTCTTTGACAACGTTGATGACTAAGTTGCATGGATGTAAATACCGTATTGGTTTTACTGGAACATTAGATGGTGCTAACGTTAATCAGTTAGTGTTAGAGGGTGTGTTTGGTAGATGTTCTAAAGTAACTAGAACAAATGAATTGATGAAACAAGGTTATGTTGCTAAGTTAAAAGTAAAAATAATTCTACTTAAACATAAGGATCAAATCTTCGAGGGGTACCAAGATGAAATTGATTATCTTATTGAACATGATGTGAGAAATAACTTTATTAAAAATCTCGCTCTTGATCTAAAAGGAAACACACTGGTGCTCTTCAACTATGTAGAACGTCACGGAATCCCCCTGCATGAATTGATAAATAGTAATACAGACAGTCCTGTCTATCTTGTTCATGGTGGTGTGGATACTGATGATCGTGAAGAGATTCGTTTTCTAACTGAAAGGTCAGATGATGCTATAATAGTAGCATCCTATGGAACGTTCTCTACTGGTATCAATATCAGAAATCTACATAATGTGATTTTTGCATCTCCTTCTAAATCAAGGATTCGCAACTTACAATCAATAGGAAGAGTTCTAAGAAAGGGGGATAACAAGTCAAAGGCTACTCTATATGATATCGCTGATGACATTTCTACAGATAGAGGAAACAACTACACGTTGAATCACTTAATGGAAAGAGTCAAAATTTATAGCGAAGAGAAATTTAATTATGAAATCATAGAAGTCAAACTTTAATCTTTATGACACTAAACTACGCAAAACACGAAGAAGAATTTTATGGAGTCTTTAAACTCGTCAATGGCGAGGAAGTCTTGGGTAGGGCTGTATTAACAAAAGATGAAGGTCAAGGATCAGTTGAGACATTAGTTTTCTTACAAGACCCAGTGGCAGTACATATAGTTCAAAAACCATTGGATGAGAATAAGATGGCACGAGGGATAGGGTTTGCTAAATGGCAACAACTATCTGATGAAGATTTTTATATTTTACGAGAGAAAGATATTATAACAGTTTCGTCTATGAGTAAAGATGTTATCTTCATGTATGAAACTTTTATCAATGGAGAAGATGGAGCAGCAGCTAAGAAAGCAAAGCTCAATCTAGATCCTGATAAACACAAGTCTATTGGTTTTATAGGAAAGGTTGAGGAGTATCGTTCTAAATTAGAAGACCTATTTAAAAGTAGCTAATCTGTTCCCTTGAACCCTTACACGGTTAGTCTACATGTAATTGATTAGTTTGTCAAGTTGCATGACTGGATTTTTTGTGGTATAATTACGACAAGCGACAAACCTATATGGCCAAGAACACAAAAAAGAAACAACACTACGTTGATAATCAGGAGTTTCTTGCTGCTATTATCAAATATAAAGAAAAGGTTGAGATTGCAAAACTGAAAGGTTTGGCTAAACCTCGTGTCAGTAATTACATAGGTGGATGCTTTTTAAAAATAGCAACACACTTGTCGTACAGACCAAACTTCATCAACTACATGTATAAAGATGATATGGTTTGTGATGGCATAGAAAATTGTATACAGTATATTGATAATTTTGATCCAGCAAAGAGTAAAAACCCTTTTGCTTATTTTACGCAGATAGTTTATTATGCATTCCTACGCCGTATTGCTAAGGAGAAACGCCAGATGGATATTAAAGATAAAATTCTAGAGAAATCTGGATACGATCATGTATTCTCTGTTGATGGAGATAGTAGTGCTGATTATAATCAAATTAAATCACGTGTAGAAATGAATACTAAACGATGAAAGTTCTCTTAATTACGGATCAACACTTTGGTGTTCGTAATGATAACCAACATTTTATTAATCACTATAAGAAATTTTATGGTGAGATAGTTATACCCTTTATTAAGGCGGCTAAGATTGATACTATTATCAACTTAGGAGATACGTTTGATAAGCGTAGAAGTATTAATTTCATGTCTCTTGATGAGGCAAAGGATATGTGGTTTGATCCTTTGAGAGATCTTAATGTTTCTATGACAGCACTTATAGGAAATCATGACATCTATTATAAAAATACACTTAGAGTAAATGCTCCCACAGAATTATTGGGAGAATATAAGAACATTACCGTCATCGATAAACCTACTACCTGTAATTTTGGTGGTACTGATATTCTACTTCTCCCTTGGATATGTGATGATAACTATGAGAGAACGTTACGATGCATCACAGAAAGTACTGCTCCTGTCTGTATGGGCCATCTTGAGCTTAACGGCTTTGAGGCTCATCCTGGTCACATAATGGATAGAGGAATGGATCCTTATATCTTTAAGAAATTTAAAAAGGTATTTACAGGACATTACCATTCTAAATCTAATAAGGGTAATGTTTATTATCTTGGTAACCCCTATCAATTATATTGGAATGACTACAAATCAAAAAGAGGGTTCCATGTCTTTGATACAGAGACTCTACGAACTACTTTCTATAGAAATCCCTTTGACACTTTTCATAAGTTATATTATAATGGTGGAGTTACTCTCCCGTCTGAAGAAGAAATTAAAGGAACCTTCGTCAAACTCATTGTAGAAGACAAAGGAGACTATTCTAAATTCGATTATACGGTTCAGAAACTTCAACATATGTCCCTTGGGGATCTTAAGATTGTTGAAGATCTTAGTGTTGAACTTGAGTCTGGGGATCCATTAATGGAAACCGAAGACACTTTAACTATGTTGGACAACTACATAGATGAAATAGATCTTAAAGTTGATAAATCTAATGTTAAGAATGTTATGAGATCTCTCTATATGGAGGCATCAGAATTATAATGTTCATATTAACTACTAAGAAGGGTGGAGTATACTCTGTCCCTGATAAGGAAAAGAAAAAGATTGTCCAATGTTTTGAAGAAAGAGATGATGCCGAAAGGTACAAAGGTCTCTTAGAAGCAGATGATTATAAACCAGAACTTCATTTACAAGAGATAGAACATGACTTAGTAGCACTTCAATGTGGTAACTATGGTTATAGCTATACTGTAATAACTCCAGACACTTTCGTAATTCCTCCTGCCAACCTTAAATAATGATCACATTTGAAAGTATTCGGTGGAAAAATTTTCTTTCCACTGGTGACCAATGGACTGAGATCTCATTGAGTGAATCTAAAGCAACGTTGATAGTTGGATCAAATGGTGCTGGTAAATCAACTCTACTTGACGCATTAACCTTTGCTTTATTTGGTAAACCTTTTCGCAGGATTAATAAGGGTCAATTAGTTAATAGTATAAATGAAAAGGGTACCAAAGTTGAAGTCAATTTTAGTATAGGAAAGGATGACTATCGTGTATTCAGAACAATCAAACCAAATGGGTTCGAGGTTTACAAAAATAATAAAATGGTTGACCAAGACGCTGCAGTCAAGGACACGCAGAAACACTTGGAACAATCAATACTTAAACTCAACTACAAAAGTTTTACCCAAGTCGTCATACTTGGTTCATCCACATTTGTCCCCTTCATGCAACTTACCGTCCCTCACAGGAGAGAAGTTATCGAAGATTTATTGGACATCAAGATCTTCTCAAACATGAATCTACTCCTTAAGGAGAGAGTTCGTGAAGCACAAGTAAAAAGTAAGGACTGTATTTATCTTCTCAGTATGGCAGAAGAGAGGGTAAATTCACAGGAGAATCTTATAAAATCATTAAGAGAAATAAACACTACTAGAAGAAAAGAAAAAGAAGATAAAGTAATACTTAACAAGGCTAAAATAAGTACAACACAAAGTAGCATATCTGATAAAGAAGTTGAACTTAAAGAGATAGAAAGTAAAATATCTGGAACAGAAGATAAAGCATCTCATCTTCAAGAATTAAGACAAAGAGGATCTGATATTAATTCAGAACTCAAGAGAGTATCTAAGGATATGAAATTCCTTAAGTCACATGATGATTGTCCTACTTGTCATCAGTCTATTGATAAAGATTTTAAAGAAACAAAGATATCCTCTTTAACTGAGAGTGGTGTTAAATTATCAAAAGCTTATAAGAAAGAACAAAAAGCTATTGAAAAAGTAGTTTCTTTGATAGAGCAAGCTGATGCGTTGTCGATGAAGGCTCATGAACTTAGAAGTGATATTTCTTCTTTTGAAAGAGATCTAGTTAGATTAGATTCTGATAACTTACAAATAGAAAAAGAGTTGAGTGAATTAACTAGTACCCCTAAGATTGAAAAAGAGTTAAAGACTCTTAATGTATATACAGAAGAGTTGGAACAAACTAAAATTGATTGTGGTCAGGTTAGTAAAACTATAGATGAGTTTACTGTAGTGTCATCTTTATTAAAAGACTCTGGTATTAAGAAACAAATTATTAAAAAATACGTTCCTGTTTTTAACAACCTCATTAATAAATATCTTCATAGTATGGACTTCTTTGTGAATTTCACACTTGATGAAGAGTTTAATGAAGTTCTTAAGAGTAGGTTTAGAGATGAGTTTAGTTATTCTTCCTTCTCTGAGGGTGAGAAACAGAAGATTGATTTAGCACTTCTGTTTACATGGAGAGAGGTTGCCCGTATGAAGAATTCAGCAGCAACTAATCTTCTTATATTAGATGAAGTATTTGATAGTTCTTTAGATGCTGATAGCACGGCTGCTTTACTTGCTATCCTTGGTAACTTAGGAAAGTCAACAAATATATTTGTCATATCTCATAAAGGTGATATACTAATAGAGAAGTTTCCTAAGACTTTACGATTTGAAAAAATAAACGATTTCTCAAAATTAACAGAAGATGCTTAAAAAACTATGGAGGACTTGGAAGTATGCGTTGGGTAGTTTCTCTGATGAGAAGACGAAGCGGTATGACAATTCTGTGGTCATTGTACGATCTATTATCTTTGTTACTTATCTTGTCACTAATTGCTTTATCGTTGCGGGAGTTATAAGACACTGGGGTGACAGTCAAGAAAGTGTCCCTCTTCTTGAGCAACGCATTGCTGATGGTGCTATACTATGAGTATCAAGAGGAGACACATGACAGTAAATCAGGAAGTCAAAGGCACACTAGCAAGATTACTTGCAACAGAGAACCTAACTGTTGAGCATCGTAGAGTAACAACAGCATATTTCGATGTTGAGAAAAGATTGCTTTGTCTTCCTATCTGGAACACTGCTTCAGAGACTGTATATGATCTTCTAGTAGGACATGAGGTAGGACATGCTCTTTACACCCCACAGGAGGGTTTAGAGGACGCTCCCAAGGCATTTGTAAATGTCTTAGAGGATGCTCGTATTGAACGCATGATGAAAGTAACTTATCCTGGTCTTAGAAAGACATTCTTTGATGGGTATAAAGAGTTGTGGGATAGAGATTTCTTCTCTGTTGCCAATGAAGATTTAACTAAGATTCCTTTAATTGATCGTATCAATTTATATTTTAAAGGTAGTAGTACTATTGAGTTTACTGATGCAGAGCAAATATTTGTAAGTCGTGCATCAAAAACAAAAACATTTCAGGATGTTCTTGATCTAGCAAATGACTTATATGATTACGCACAGCAAGCACAAGAAACAAAAGAACAGATTGCTGATGCTCCTGACTCCCCTGATCTAGTAGATGAGGATGGTGATATTTCAGTTGATAAGGAAGAGGAATTAGAAATTGATCCAGTTTCTAAAGAGGAAACAGATGAGTCTCAAGATGATAAAGGAGAGTTGTCTGATTCTGAGTTACTAGATCAACTTAATTATGGTGGAGAAGGGTTACAAGATTTTAAACCTGAACCAAAAGATTATGATGAGACTGAAAGTTTAACAGACTCAGCATTTAAAGAAGCACTTGAAACACTTATAGATGACAGTGCAAAGGAGTGGGTATATTTAGATCTTCCTAAAATTGATGTGAAGAAGGTTGTTACTCCTGCTGCTCAAGTACAAGAAGATCTTCGTTTCCATTTCTATGGACTAGCAGTTTCTTCTAAAGAAGAGTTACAGCAGCATGAAGAATCACTTGAGTATGCTATACAACACTATCAAAAGTTTAAAAAGGATACTCAAAAAACTGTCAACTATCTAGTGAAACAGTTTGAAATGAAGAAAGCAGCAGATCAGTATAAGAGAGCAGCAACTTCTAAGACTGGTGTTATTGATACTAATAAACTTCATCAGTATAAATTGACTGAAGATATTTTCAAGAAGATTACTACTGTTAGTGATGGTAAGAATCATGGACTTGTAATGTTTCTTGACTGGTCAGGATCCATGAATCAAGTATTACTTGACACTCTTAAGCAAACTTACAATCTTATATGGTTCTGTAAGAAATCTAATATCCCATTTAGAGTTCTTGCTTTCCAGAATGGTTACTACAGTAGGAGTGAATCTTATAGTCATGAGTGTGTTAAGAACCCAAAAGAAAATCAACTACATATTGGGAGTGATTTTCGTTTGATCGAATTCTTCTCTTCTAGACAAAATCCAAGATCATTAGAGGAATCTCTAAAACTTGTTTATGCTCAAGCATTTGCTATGAATAGTTGGAGGATGAGAATTCATCAAGGTTATAATCTCGGTGGAACACCATTAGCAGAAGCAATATATTGTGCTCGTGATATTGTTAATGACTTAAAGAGGACTGACAAGGTTCAGAAAGTAAATGTAGTTTGCTTAACTGATGGTGAATCAAATCCTATACAATGGTTACAAGAACGTTCATCTGATTACTATGGAGATGGATTACTTCCAAGACAGTTATGTCATTCTGGTGGAAGGGTATTCTTTATAAGGGATCCTGAAACTGGAGTTACTAAGAAGATTAGTACAAGTCCATATGTTACAACAAAAGAAATTGTATCATTCTTTCGTGGGATAACTAACTATAACTGGATTGGTATTCGTCTATGCAGTAAGTCAGAAGCGAATAGAGTCTTTCGTTACTTTGCTGATGAGAATTATTCTATTCTTGATAAGCAATGGAAGAAAGAAAGATTTGCATCCATTAAAGAAAAGTGTGGATTTAGTGAAGCATTCTTTATGCCAGATCAAGGAATTGGTGAAGGCACTGCAAACCTTGAAGTTAAACAGAAAGGTGAAGAAGCAACTAGAGCAGAACTAACTCGTGCATTTAAAAAACATATGGGTTCTAAAATGTCCAACAAAACTATTCTTAATAAATTCATTGAGCAAATAGCATGATTATTAAAGATGATGAAAGTATCGTAACTTCGATGGCAAGGGTTATCCGCAATGCAGTGGATACCCTTCCTAATGTTAATACTAAGGAATCTGAGTTCCCAGAAATACGTCACAATGATGTTCACTTAGTAAATGAAATGTGGACATGTGATGGTCTCCGTAAAGTACACTTAGAATATGGAGAGACAGGTAGTCTAGAAGTGATGCATTGTGTATTCTTTCCAGACCCTCTTTACAATCTTCCTATATTTGGATGTGATATTGTTGCTAATCAACATAGGGTAACTGCTGCTATTGTTGATATATCTCCTGTTCATGGAGTGAAAGATATCTATAAAGATATAAAACCAATCTGTGAAGAGTTTCACGATTTTGATTATCGTAAGTTACCTGCATGGGCAGATATATTTTCACCTTACTGTAAGTTTATGAGGTTGAATGAAGAATGGGAGAAGGTTGCTTATTGGCAAATAGTGGACAAATATCTTAAAGTATTTTGTAAGGAAGTTAATAATGCTAAGAAAGGATCTATAGAAGATGCTTATAAAAGATATCAAGATCAACTTTACTATTGTAAGAAACAGAAAATGAATAGGAAAACTGAAGCAGTTCTTAGTAAATGGTTTGATAAAGAATGGGCAGATAATTATATTGATAATGTTTTATTTGATAATCCACCACCATTATTAACCTTATGAAAGAAATTAAATGGTCTGCACAAATCCTATTAAATTCAAATAGATTAACAAAAGTAGAATTCCTTTGTCATTCTAATCTAAGAGAAGATGCTGAACAGAAATGTAAAGCACTCTTTGGTGTCTCTGATGTTCGTCAACTTAAGAGAGAGTGGACGGAATAATAACTGTCCACACCATGTTGATTCTATAAGCCATTACTGTTATAATACATGTATAAACAAAAGAACCCATGCCTTTCTCTCGCAAATTTACAGATGAAAATCTAATCGATTACCTTTCACAATTCGGAAAGGAGATCACAGCAGTTAATGTTAAATCTGCTGCTGACCATCTTGGAGTCCAAGTTCAAAGTGTTACTAAAAGGATGAACAAGATTGGTCGTTTAACTAAAGTTGCTCGTGGCAAGTGGTACTTAACAGCACAAGATTTAATTAATGCTTATGAAGCACCTGCTGCAACACCTGCTATTGAAGTGAATTATATTCCAGATAAGGATCCAACTTATGTTCCTTTTGGTAATTTCAATTCTATTAAAAAGATCATCAAGTCTAAACTATTTTATCCAGCATTTATTACTGGACTCTCAGGTAATGGTAAGACCTTATCTGTAGAGCAAGCTGCTGCTGATTTGAATAGAGAACTCATTCGTGTAAACATTACTATTGAAACTGATGAAGATGATCTTATTGGTGGGTTCCGTCTTGTTGATGGGTCAACTGTTTGGCATAACGGACCTGTCGTGGAGGCACTCGAAAGAGGAGCTATCTTGCTACTCGATGAAATTGACTTGGCGAGTAACAAGATACTCTGCTTACAATCCATTCTTGAAGGCAAAGGTGTGTTCTTGAAAAAGATTGGTAAGTATGTTAGACCTTCTGCTGGATTTAACATTATTGCCACTGCTAACACTAAAGGTAAAGGATCTGATGATGGAAGATTCATTGGTACCAACGTTCTTAATGAAGCATTCCTAGAGCGTTTCCCAATTACTTTTGAGCAAGAGTATCCTTCTGCATCTATAGAAACTAAAATCCTTATCAATCAAGGATGTGATGAAGCATTCACTGATAACCTTATCAAGTGGGCAAATGTAATTCGTAAGACATTCTTTGATGGTGGGGTTGATGAGGTTATTACAACTCGTCGTTTGGTTCACATCGTTCAGGCATTTAAGATCTTTGGTGATCGTTTAACTGCAATAACCAATTGTGTCAATCGTTTTGATGATGATACAAAGCAGTCTTTCTTAGATCTATACACAAAGGTTGACGCAGGGGAAGAAGAAGAGTATAATGGAGAGAGTTAAATCTCTTCATTATGAAAAAGTATAATGAGGACGAGATCCTCAAAGAGATGTCAGATTACATCTCCAATACTTACCGAGGTCATTATTCTGTCGGAAACGTTCAGACTCTTGACCTCATTGATTCTGTAGGTGATGCTGAAGCATTCTGTAGGAGTAATGTCCTTAAGTATGCTTCAAGGTATGACCGCAAGGGATCAGCAAGAAAGGATATCATTAAGATTATCCATTACGGTATGCTCCTCTTACATTTTAATGATAAACGAGAGAAGGCAGATCGTATTAACGCTAACAACAGTACCGCCTTTGCAGTTGACTACGACAAATGACAGTAATTACCAAACCAACAATTGAAGTCCTTAAGAACTTCTGTTCTATTAATAAATCTATTGTCATTAAACCTGGCAATCAGATTGCAACGCTTAGTATTAACAAGAACATACTTGCTATTGCAGATGTGGAAGAAAGGTTTGATTCACAAATCTCTATCTATGATCTGGGAGTGTTCCTTGGAGGGTTATCTTTATTTGATCAACCTAAGATCGATACTTCAAAGGACAATTATCTAACAGTAAGTGATACTGCAGGTCGTTCTAAGACTAGATTCTTCTATGCAGATCCTGATGTAATCACTCAACCACCTGAGAAGGAAATTTCTCTTCCCAGTATTGATGTTGATTTTAGATTGGATAGTAGTGTCCTATCACAGTTACAACGTGCTGCAAGTGTTTATCAACTTCCAGATCTTTGTTTATATGGAGATGGTACAGACATCCAACTTCGTGTAACTGATAAGAAGAATGATAGTTCTAATAGTTTCTCAGTTTCTGTTGGTGAAACTTCTAATGAATTCTGTTATTGTTTTAAAGTTGAGAACTTAAAACTCCTACCAGGATCTTATCAAGTTTCTGTTAGTAAAACTAATGTTGCTCTATTCCAAGGAGATGGCATTAAGTATTTCATCGCTTTAGAACCAAACACATGACCACAATCCTACAGGGAAAAGTAAAGACAGTGTTCAGCACATCTGAACCTGAAGAAGTTCTCATACAATATGAGGATAAGGTTACTGCTGGTAACGGTAGGAAAATAGATTTTCCTGAAGGTAAAGGTCGAGTCTGTTGTGAAATCTCTAAATTACTTTTTGAGCATTTAGAGAAGTATAGTATACGCACACACTATATCAACATGCATCCAGTAGCAATTATGTGCTGCAAGAGAGTTGATATTATACCTATAGAAGTGGTAGTAAGAAATGTTGCTGCTGGTTCTATAGTTAGACAGACAACTATTGAAGAAGGTACTAATTTTGATTGGCCATTAGTTGAGTGGTATCTGAAAGATGATGAGAAAGATGATCCTCTATTAACAGAGGCTCGTATATGGGCAATGGGTAATTATCCATTAAGGGATATGGAACAGACTGCTAGAGAAGTTAATGGTATTATATCAAGACTATTTGAACAGATTGGTCTTACACTTGTTGATTTTAAATTGGAGTTTGGACACGATGCTAACGGCGATTTACTCTTGGCTGATGAACTATCACCTGACTCGATGCGACTCTGGAAAGATGGAAAGAGTTTTGACAAAGACTTGTTTAGAAAAGGAGAAGGTGATATAGTAGAAGCATATAATTCTATCCTAGATAAACTGAGGAAGATTACGTGAATGATTTTTTATGGGTAGAGAAGTATAGACCTCAGAAAGTTGAGGACTGTATACTTCCTACAGAAGTGAAGACC